GGCCGCAGCTTCCTCGGCGGGAGCGGTCTGAGCCTGAGCGGGCTGGGCGGTCAGTCGCTGCGTCAGCGCGGACACGCTAGCGCGACGCTTGTCCGCGAGCACGCGGTCGACGGTGGTCTGGTCCCAGCCCAACTGCTCCAGGGCGACCGGAGATTCCGCCATCCATGGGAAGGTCTGCACGATCTTCAGCACCGCATCCGCCGCTGCGGCCCGAGATGGCGTCGCCGGGTCACGCCATTTCGCGCGCAGCTTCGCCCACTCGGGCGGCATCTTCTCGAGCTTGTTCCGCAGCATCAGACCGGTTCGCAGCGCGTCGCACCACGCCTGCCCGAAGACCTCCGAGGCTGTCTCCGCCTCGATCAGCAGTTCTTCCTTCGCCGCGTAGATGGCTTCGGCGGAGGAGGGGTTGTCCGAGACGACGCCGAGTGATGCCACGGGCAGATCGGTCGCGGCCGAGAAGCGCAGCGCGATGGCGCGCAGGTGTTCGAAATGGGGCTGCATGGACATCTGCGTGAACTGGCCGACGGTCGGAATCTCGCCGTCCTCGTCCCGCCCGATCGCGAGCATCCGGCCGAGGATCGTCTCCCATCCGGTCCGTACGCGACCCTCTGCATCGACGAACGCGTCCGGGTCGGCACCGAGGAGATAGCGCTGAGGAGAGCTGTAGAACTCCGCGGCGACCTCGGTGCGCAGCACGGTCCGGACCGCTTCGTCGGTAATGGACATGACAGCGCGGGTGATCCTGCTCGCCCCGAACGAACGGTCCAGACGTGGGCGGAACACCAGTAGCTCGACTGGTACGCGGCCGAGAGAATGTGGGCGGCGGTCGACGGTCCAGCGACCCTTGCTGTCCCGCTTCACGATCACGACTTTGTCCGGCAGGTACATGGCGAGCTCGGTCGCGCGGAAGTCGTGCGCGGTCCGCTCTTCCCATGCCAGGACGGCCAGTGCCGCGGACAGCTGCCGCCGCCGCGGATCCCAGATGCCCGTTCCGGTCAGTGCCGACCGCACCGTCATCAAAACATCGGGCTCGCCGGACTGGGCGTCTCCGAGCGTGGTCGCGATGAACGCGCACGAGTGGATCAGCGCCGAGACGTGAGCTTGTGGCGCATCGATGGCCATCCTGTTGCGGTTCCAGATGTCGTTGACGCCGAGGCTCTCCGCGTCGTCTCCGGCGATGACGAAGCCGTCCAGCTTGCATCGGCGGGCGAGCCCGTGGACGGCCTTCTCCGGCCAGCCCACAACGGTCTCCACGTCCTCGAGCTGAGGAGGGATCGAGATGCCGAACGACTTCAGGACGTTCTTGCCATCGAAGTACCGGGCTCGCAGCTCGTTGCGCGGGTACCTGTCGCGGTACTGCTTGACCAAGCAGTTCAGTGTGTACTGCTCATCGTGATCCAGTCCCAGAATCTGCGGTACCTCGGCGAGGGCCAGGCCGTTCGTCACATGATCACCGCCTTCCGGGTGGTGCTCGAGCGGCGACGAACCTTGCCGGAATTGAGGGCCAGGCGTCTGCCGAGTCGGGCGCCGACCATGCACACGGCGAGGTCGACCTTGTCATTGCTGTCACGAGTGCGTTTGCCGAGCGTGGTGCCCCACTGATTCGGGCGGGCCTTCGCGTGATGGCTGTGCGAGCGCAGCGACGCGTCGCCGTCGTGAGTGAGGGTGCCGTCTTCGTCGATCGCCCGCTGCGTCAGCTCGGCCTCCTCGGTGAACGCCCGGTTGCGCTCGACGCCGCCGCGTTGACTCAGCCGCATATCGAACTTCACGGCGTGCCCGATCGTCTGGCCCGGTGTGGCCCACAGCTTCAACCGTCGACCGAAGTCCCGATGCCAGGCATCGATGAACGACATCCAGTAGCTCGACTCGTTCTCATCGTCACGCGCTGGGGATGGATCGACGCCGAACCAGACGACCTTGTAGCGGTCGAAGGTTGCGCGCACCTTGGCGTCAACCTGCTCGCGTGGTGCGAGCCAGTCCTTGCCGCGGTGGCCGTGGGGCCGCTGCCACACGCCGAGGGTGAACACATGGCCGTCGGATATGCGGGCCGCTACCAAGCCCGTCGCGTCCTCGGACTTGGAGCAGTCCAGGAACATGGCGATCTGTTCGCCGTCTGCCACCGTGGTGCCGGGGCGTGCCAGGGCATCGAACTTGCGAGGGTCGATCCAGGCGTCCTCGGCAGCACCGAGTCCGTTGAGGTAGTAGCGGATTGCGTCCGCCTCGCTGGTGCGGGTGTCGTTCAGGACCTCGCCAGCCAGTCGCTCGAGGTCCGCCCATGGCGCATCGACGTACGCCTGTTGCAGGGCCCGCATGAGCTGGTCGTAGTCGGCGAGGTCGGTCGCCGGGTCGGCCTCGATCGAGTCGTAGAGGATGTCCCGCTTCTTCACCCGGCCGGATATCTGGTGCTGCCACGCCTCGTACGACCGTTCGGCGACCGAGTCCATGCCCTCGCTGTGCGCGTTGGTGTACTCGCACACTCGGGCTTGTAACGCGGCCGGTGACTTCGCCACGTTGCGGCGAGCGACCTGCGCGACCTTGTGCCCTCCGGAGGATTCGGTCATATGATGCGACTCGTTCAGCGCGATGAATGTCGCTGGGTCGCCCTCGCTGGATTTCTCTGACGCGGTCAGCACCTCAGTGCGGCCGCCGTCCTTCAGGATCGTGCGTGTCTCGCCGCAGTCGACCCCGTAGAACTCTCGGGCCTCACGACCGAACAGCGCATTGGCGATGCGGAGCATGTCCTTGCTCTGCGCCTCGGAGTTCGAAGCGATTTGTACCAGCGGGAGCAGGTGACGCTGTCCAACCCATAGGCCGGACCACTCATCGCGCACCAATTGCGAGCAACCGGCGAGTTCGATATTGCACATGGCCGCGCCGAACGGATCCTTGCCGGTGCCCTTCGCGCCGCGCTTGACGCCTGAGCGGTAGAGCCATCGGCCGCTCTCGTTGAACGCGTACCAGAGGACCAGGAACCGCTTCTGCCCTGGAGTGAACCGCCACGGGCGACCCGTCAGGTAGTCGGTCAGGCCCGGCTCATCAGTCCGCCACTCGGCCCAGTCGATCAGCGCCGGGCCCAAACTGGACCGCACCAGCGCCATCTTCTCGTCAGGGTCCGCTGGCCATGGCAGCGAGGCCCAGCCGCCAGTGGCGTCGAGATGGTAGCCGGGCGGAAGCTCAGAGGTCGCGATAGTCGTCAAGGTGCGTCACCTCGGCGGGTTTCCCCTCCGAAGCGGCCTCGACGTAGCGGATGCGCAGCCCGCGGCGGAACTCCGCCGTCGTGCCGAGCACCTTCTCACGGTTGCGCAGCTCGACGGCCGCCGAGGCGATGCCGCAGTACGCGGCGTCCGCAACAAGCGCGGTCGAAACGGCGAACAGCCAGTCCGATTCGGTCCAGGCAACACACTGAGGCATCGAAGAAATGGTCTTCCACCACTGTTTCGTCAGTGCCTGAAGCGTGATCTGGTCCGGCCCGAAGCGAGTCATGATGGTCCGCTTGATCGGAAGCTTGGGCCGGTCCCCCCTGTAAGGCACATTTGGGTACTCGGCCCACTCGACTTCGGACTTGTTGCGGTGCCGCCGCTGCCCTTCGGGGCCTGGCTGGCGTCCTGGTACGGCCATCGCGGCCCCCTTTCCCCAGTGCCTCGCGCCCTGGGAACGGTTTTCATTTCGTACAGGCTGGCTGGCCCTATGCCAGACGCCGGAAGCCCCCCTCAGGGGGAGGGGGTGCCCCCCACCCTCAGGGCTGGATGTTGCCTGGTCAGACGCTTTCCGCTCCGCCGGGCACGGCCGAAAGCAGCCTCGTCGAGGGTCTTGGCAAGGTGGCAGGCCGTGCAGAGCACCCATAAATTCGAGTCCTCATCGGTCCCGCCGCGAGCCACATTGAGCTTGTGATCGACTTCATGACCCGGATTTCCGCATTTTTGACAGGTTTTTGCGTCCCTTTTGCGTATCCGAGCGGCCTGGACACGGTCCACACCGCGGTATCGGTCGGGATCTCGGGACCAAGTCATGGCCAACGAATCCCGAAGCA